CCTAATAGAAGAGCTACCAAACGGTAGGTTCTACCTCCAAAGCCTTTACCTGAGACGCATTACGCGTGGCAGGGACGGGCGAACCCCTAGGACGTCATACTCCTAGTGGGCGACGGTAACCAAGTTGAATGGCCACCGTGGTGAGATACAACTCTCACCCTTGTGCGCGTATTTCTACGCTTGGTAAACGGCGCTTCCGAGGAAGAACCCCGTAACGCAGCCATCATCAGTACGGTACTCCATCCGTACTCATTACTCAGACTATTATCACTAATAGCTTGAGTAACCAGTTCAGTCCACTGCCAGGAATATGTTCTTTTATTCCAAACAGCGAACTTGCTGGCCATAAACTGATCTAATTCAACCTCGAAAGCGGTATCTACCTGTCCCTTGAAAGGACGGGTGAATCGCAAACGAGGAGGAATTAGTCCGCGAAGATAATCGCGTACCTCCGAGAATAGGTCTTTCGACCAGTCTCTACGGAGAGTCAGATTATGGAACTTGATTATGTTGCTCAAAGAATCGAGCTTGTAATCAAGGGTGACGGGACGTACGTCCTTACCATTGAACCAATCTGATCCACAAGATTCCCTAAATTGACCTTGGATAAAGGTCTTTCTAGGGTTGTGTCGAAAACCTATCAACCGAAGCAGTTTTAGTACCTCGGGAGCTAGGCTGCTGCGTACGACGATGTCGTCACCATACACCGAGAAGTCTAGTGGATGGTTAAACACTTTGTACACAGCAACACATACACTCGAAAATATGAGTGTTTCAAGTGGAAAACAGAAACCATTCCCCATCGAGACAAATTTGTGATACCTAGTAATGGTATCTCCAATTTTGTATGCGGGTGACCGGGTCGAGTTTAGCAGCTCAAACCAGTCTGGGGGTAAGATATCTCTAGCCAATTCAAGTGATATTAAATCACTTGCAGAGGATAGATCTATCGTGGCGAATGGGTCAGTACCAGGGAGCGAGCCGAAGTAGGCAAGCCTCTGGTTTCGGGATTGATCTTTTAAATCAATACCGAATCGAAAGAGTTTTCGACGGATATACTCGTCTATACCCTTTTGAACATAGCCATTTAGCAATGGTTCGACAGCTATAGTTCGATGAACTAATGCTGTCTTGGGCACAAGCGTTATCTTGTTGTACTGTACCAAGCGCACTCTCTGCCTAAACTTCTCTTCGAAAAGAAGAGGGTCGAAGCAGATGTAAGGTCTCTCCTTCGTGAGAAGGAGCTCCCATACATGAGGATCACTCCTCAAAGCTGCAAGTGCGTAAGGTAGTGCCGACGGCGTGACGGACCAATCTTGGGCAAGAAACTTGCTTGCAAGATGGGTAGCATTACCGCTTACACCGACGCTTGCACCTGGACCAAAGCCACAAAGGGGCCAGATAGATGCGTAGTCGGGTTTTTCACCGATAACGCGTCTTATCCAATCGCGCATTTCATCGCGAAGGAAACTGGCCCTACGTCTACCGAGCTTTTGCTCTAAGACGTAAATAGAGTTGTACCTTTTACAAAGCCTTTCGGCTTGGTAAAATTTCTTCATCGCTGCACCCTCGGGATCAACTCCGGGGATGCCTGCGTCGAAGGGGTACTTCTTTATCAATGAGGCTAACTGACTCGCAGCGTAATGCTCTGCTGCGGAGAAATGCACTGCATCTCCAAGTGAGTCAGCGAATTCAATCAACTTCCCAAATTGCCTTGATCTTAGGAAACCTAAGACCTTCGGTTTATATGGGTCGAAGAGAGAACTCGAGTCCAGAGTACGACGAATGACGTTGAGGAAAACCTCGTCGCCTTTCGTCTGGAGCGACTGCTCAAGGCGATATCGTTCCAGTCCATTGGATTTCATTACGATCTCCAGTGTTGGTGTTCGCTATCTTGGACCTAAAGCGGCAATCTCCTCTTATAGAAGGAAACGTACGGCATGTGCTAGTATCTTTGCCATGAACTTCAAAATGCGAATGAGTAACGGAAACCATACGTCAAAAGACGTAAGGAGTACGTACACAGCCGCCAAGAAACCCATGATCAAAGCTAGAAACACCCGTACGCTTTCAACCACAAGAGAAGCGAACCACTTAAGGCACCCAAGAAGGAAGCGAGCACCAGTTGAACGAAGAAAAGAAAGCGTTTTAAGGGCGAATAATTTCCCATAAAATGCAACTCCTTTCCAGACGTACCGAACATCGGAAAAAGTTAATCCTAGATCAGAAATTGATCGCGGACTTTTTGACGATGTCTTTGTACGTTGCGGAAGCAAGGAAAGCTCCCATATCGTTCAGCATGGTATCGATATCCGCACTCGCGGCACCCACCGGAACGGAGGTCTTGATTTCCAAGATCGCCTGACCGGTTGGGGTGAGTGCACCCGTGAGGGTAAGCGTACGCGTCAGTTTCCCATCAGCCCTAACAACGCCGCTAAACGTCGCGGTCGGTTTCGCAGCAGTGCGGCCAACGGACACTTTGTCCGTTACCGAGCTGGTGTGATTCGGACCGGCGTAGGCGACGAGGTTGGGACCGACAGAATCGGCCGTATACGTTTTGGCATTGACTGAGAGTGACATAGTGAATTTCTCACTTGAGTTGGACAAAGTTCCAAAGTAGCGAAATGCTACAATGGGATTTTTCACTCCAAGAGTCAGAAGGGAATATAGGTAGTTAGAAAGCTACCCACGTAACCTACCAACTATCAGAGCGAATGTGTCTAAAACCCTCCTATCCATAAAGTCAATATTGGATAGGTTGATTTTGGATTTTAGACGGGCCCCGCCACAACCGCGCCAGCGCCATTTAGTGCGCCGGACGATTGTACGGGTGCCACTCATACTTCTGATAAGAGTGGCTGCGCCGATATTTCTCGCGATTACGGAGTTAACAGCAGCACGAGACGCGGTAAGCGTTCTCGTAACTACTGTATATCCTCCGCTTTCAGGAGCGATACCGGATGCAGAGAGGGCACGAATATATTCCTGGACGTTGACGAACCAATCCACAATGAAGCTAAAGGGGATTAATTCCCATGCCGTTGAAGGAATAGCTCGGAGATTTAAGCCGAGATAATCCGACACGTGCAACTTAGCATCATAAACCAAGCCACATTTAATGATGACTTCATCAGTATATGTGTCAAGGTACGTGGTGTCGATATCGCCGTGACTCCAGATAGCCGGAGAGTCTAACTTCGACTCGGAGAGTGTTTTACTCCCGCGAGCGTGGTGTCGACCCTTCGACTTGTCCTTCTCTATTGCTTTTATGATCCCTTGGATGTCGTACATGATCGGCATTATGCCGTATCTGAACTTCAGCCATTCACTTCCGATATATTTCGAAAGCGAGAGGGTGCTATTCGCCAAACTCTTAGCTCTCTGAAAACGCGAAATTAGCGTATTCAGATTATTAAGAGGATTTAGCAAGGTACTAATGGTCTTCTTAAGTTCCAGCAGCATGGTCAAAACATCGGCCTCCTGCTGGGAAACTTGAGCACGAGCACTAGTGCCAGCTATGTGAATAGCATCGAGGAACTTATCTTGTGGAATAACGTACTTGGTCCGAAGACCATAGCCCGCTTGTTCCATCATATAAGTCAATTGAGGCCCATCACGTTGTTGACGGTACGTTTTGCCATCAGGGTTCGGGCTGTTAGCCCGGCTCATGATGCCATTGGTACTGTCGAAACGAGATTCTCTCACATTCGTAAAGTCATTGATGATTATCTCACCAAGTCTTTGACGTTTGCGAAAGTTGGGCGTCACCTCATCCCAAGTCGAGTTGGTTTCTCCCACGTTGTCAGCTATCGTATTGTTCGTGGTTGATGAAATGGAAGTTATTCCATTCCAAAAATCCGATTCAATATAGACCGCCACACCGGGAGAGTAACTTCCTTGACTACGGAATCTCATATTGGCAAACCCAAGAGGTCGAATAGCAACAAAATGTCGCTACTCAGAGGCCAGCTTCAGAAGAACTGGTATCAAGCATGATTCCGGGTTTACTCCCAGAAACATACTCAAGTGAAGAGACCGACATAAGTCGGTCGCAACACAAGCACGAGGATTAGTTAACTGTGAAGGGAGGACATATCCAGCATAGCGGAGATTTGTAGTCCGAGATGGTAGGATAAGCCTGCAGACATAGATAACTAACCTTTTATATCCGTTAGGATCCGCCGATTAGGCCGACCCAATTGGAGATAAAAGTTCCTCGAGTGGTACCCCCGCGAGGGG